AGCGGCATCCCGTTGGGGAATGCGTCTTGGTCATACTCCAAACGGATGTAAAGGTAGGCGATGCCATAGCCGACAAAGCTGCTGTCGATCTGGGCGCTTTCGGCCAAAAGTTCAGCCGGAGCGGCTGTCTGCGATCCCGTGTACTTCTTGATCCTGATCTTGCTATTCCAGCTTTGGCTGGTGACGAAGCCATTGGCGTCGAGCGATGCGACCTGATCGTCGATGTAGATGTTGCCGATAGATGCAACCTCATGGCCTGCCAGCGTCAGGATGATGTGCAGATACTCGTTCTGACCGCCCGTGGCTTCCATGTAGCTGATGACGCCGCCCTTGCGGACGGTGCCGTAGACATACTCCTGAGGTGCGGCGGCCTCGCGTGCGTTGACCAGCGTGCCACGGGTTCCAGAAAGATCAGGCTTTGGCGTCAGGGCGGCGACAGCCCAAGATGTCACAAGGGACACGCCGACATAAACAGCGGCTGAAACTAGGAACGTCCCGACAACGCTGGTGACACCAAGTGCGCCCGCGATGGCCCCAGCGATGGCAGGAACCCGCACCAAATAGCCCGGATGCGAAAGCGACGTTGTGCCTGTCAGGAGCTTTTTAAGCGGCGTCATCGTTTCTCACCCATGCGCTGTCGATGTATTCGATGGGGTAATATACCACGCCAGCCTCGGAAAGAAACGCCGCGTTTGATCCGACAGATATTCCAAAGCCGACGCCCATATATCTCGCCTGTATCACGCCAGAACTGCCGACGACCAGCGCGCCTCTCGGTGGCACGTTGTAGGCCTGCGAAAGACGCTCAGACAGCGCCTCTTCGATTGTTTGGTAGCCATACTCCCGGCGAAGCTGGAAGCGCGTCAAAGGGCGTCCTGCGTCCATGTAGCGGCCCGCCAGATCATCGCCCCACCCTTTGCCGTACATGCGCCGGAAAGCTGTGTTGGTGAAAATCAGGCAATCCCACACGCCCCATTCGAAAGGCCTGTTCGCGACCTCACGCAAGAAGGCGTGCAGCGCCTTTATGCTTCCTTCCTGCCCCATACCACCGACTTGTCCTGAAGGTCTGCGACGAAGCTAAAGAAGGTGTCGTCTGGGTGCCGCGCCTGATGGCTTTCGTGCGTATAGCGGCGAACTCTAGCCCGGTTCAGTTCGATCAGCTTGCTCTCGACCGTCAGAGAGATGTTCGATGTCTCGCCGCTGTCTTCGATGGTCATCGTGTTCATGTAGCCAGAGAACACCTCGACCACATCAGACACGCTGGAGACGCCGAAAAAGATGCGGCAAATCCGACGCTGATAAGGCTCTGCCAGCGCCAGCGCGACGATGGCATTGTCGATGCCGCTCAGGGTCAGAGATGCTGACTTGGCCGACAAATCGCCAGCCTCTTCAAGCCCGCTGATCGACATCAGGTTGCCCGTGCCGACGTAGGTGTTGAGGCTGATCGTGCGGTCGCCGTAGCCCGTCCAGAGCCGCAGGGGAGCCGTGTCGAACATCATCTCGACGGCATAGAACGGATATACCTCGGGCTGGGCCAGAGCGGTCAGGATGTCGGCTGGAACGGTTCTCGACATCAGACAGCCTCCATCGCTGAGAAAGTGATGCCGTAGATGCTGGCCTCGTTGATAGACCAAGCCTGCTCGTTGCTGGCCAATCTGAAAAGACCCTTGGCGCTACTTACGGTCACGGCGGCATTGTCGGCTGGCGCGGTGCGGACGTGCGGCCAGAGTTCAAGCGTGACGTTGCCAGAGCCGTCGCTGTTGGTGTCCTGCAACACCTTGTGCAAGCGTGCCGTGCCGCCGCTGCCGATCTGCACATAGTCGCCAGCCTTCAGCCAGCCAGTGACGCCGGATGTTGCCCCATCGATGTTGATGGTGCCGCCCGTCTGCGATCCACCCTTGATGAGCGGCGTGCCTGTTGCGACACCACGCGCAGTCGCTCCGAGAGGATCGCCGAGCAGGAATGTTCCCAGTGATCCGCGCAAGCTGACGAGCCAAGCGACCCACTGTTCAGCGTCTGCGCGCTTCATCGGCGGCAATGTCACATCAGCCTGCCACATCTGGCCAGCATAGGCGAAGGCCTGCCCAGCGAAGGTGAACGGGCTTCTACTGTAGGCCACCGCATTGACGGCCCGCAGTTCGATGCTGCGGGTGCCTGTGTGCGTCGGCAGCGCGAGAGGATAACTGATTGCCATTATGCGAAGGCTCCCCCATATGCGCCGCCGCGCCGCTTGGCATCCAAGACAGCCGCCTTGGCGCTGTCCGCGATCTGCGGCATCAGTTGCTTAATCTCGGCGCGGACGGTTTGCTGCACGCCCGTGGAGACGTTGATGTTCTGCACGACAGTCACGCCGCCGCCGCCAAGTTGGTTATTCGGGATGACCTGCGCGTTGCGCGAAGGCACGACAAGCTCTGGCCCGCGCTCCCCGACCATGTAGGCCTGACCGCCAGTGACCGGGCCGCCCATAGCCTTAAAGCCAGCAATGGCAGGTGCCAGAGCCGGGAAGGCCTTTCCAACGACCCCCATGATCCCGTTGACCAGCCGCTGCACGACCAGAACCTCATAGAGTTTCATGATGATGTTGCGGGCCATGTCGCGGAAGGCGTCCTTGACCGATTTGGTGCCGTCAACCATCGACATGAAGGCACCTGAGAAAGAGTCGCGGATCGTGTCTGCGATGGCCTTCATGTTTTCTTGCTGACGTGTCAACTCTTCAGTTGCCGCCTTGGCCGCACCTCCAGCCTTGTCTGCGGCTTCTGCTGATGCGTCGCCGAAGATGTCTACCTCGGTGGTGCCAGCAGCCACAGCGGTTTTCAGCGCGCCCCAAGCATCAGAGATGCCCGTCTTGGCGTTGGCAAACGCATCCTTTGCTTTGCCAGCAGCCCCGACAGATGTTTTCTCCCAAGACTTTACGGCATCACCAGCAGATGATGCCCACTCAGAAACATAAGTGTCAGCGGCAAGGCTTTGCAAGCCAACAGAGTCAACGAATCCGTTCCAGCCAGAGATCATGTTATTCACAAGGTCTTGCCACTTCTGGGCAATCATTGCAAAGGCACCCATAAACTTAGCGACCATCCCGGCAGCCACAGCCTTGATGACAAGCAAAAGACCGTTCGCATATCCGCCCATGCCAGCGAATACTGCTTTTGCCAAATCCCAAAGAAGCTTCATGGCATTGCCAAACCCGCCAGCGCCTTCTTTTAGACGCAGGAAGAGTTCGATCAGCTTGGCCAAGCCTACCAGAAGCACCACTGGCAGCAGCCTCATAAGGATTGCGCCGACAGCAGCGAATGCAGCGCCAACAGTCATGACCGTGGCACGCAAGAAGATCAGCGCGCTAGAGAAAGAGCCAGCAGAGATCGCAGATGCCACTACGGCGGCCCTGAAGGTGACCATTGCCGATGCGAATAGGCCAGAGGCCCCAGTAGCCGCAAGCATCGCAGGCACAGCCCTGATCGCCATCGCGCCAGCAAAGAGACCCACCGCGATGATCGCCGTGTCGATCTCACCAGATAGATTGCCAAAAACAGAGCCAAGCGCGGCACCAGCCTGCTTGACCGCATCTGCCACCGCTCCTAGCGGAGCCTGAAGCACGCCAAGAGCAGAGCCAAGGTTTTCGATCTCACTGCCAGATTTCTGGGCAACAACGCCCAATGCCGCCACGACGGCGACAACGGCACCGATCACGGCACCAGCCGGGCCGAAGATTTGCAGAAGCTGCGGTGCCTGCTGACCGAATGCCTGCAAGCCGTTGGTGCCGTTGGCCACCTGAACCGCGAAGTCGCCGATCTGGAAGCCAGCCTGCTGAAGCGCGCCTTTTGCCCACTTCTGGGTTGCCGTGTTGGCAAGGCCAGATGCTTGGGCAAAGCCCCTCATGCTGGAGTTGGCTGTGTTGATGGTGGCCGCCGTGCGGGTGACCTGAGCCTGAACGGCCTTCAACGGCGCAGTAGCGCGGTCGATGGCCTGCAACTCAAATACGAGTCTTTCGCTCATTTTCCTCGCGCTCCTTCATGACGGCAAAGTAGGCCATCCATTCATTATACTCATCCAGCGAGATTTCCTCAATCTCCGAGATGGTCTTGCCCAACCTGTCCGCCAGCGCCACCAAGTTGAGCCTGAATGGGTCGGCCCTTAGTTTTTTGCGTGATCCTCAATGCTCGTCGCGTTGAACACAGCGCCGAACACTTTGGCGATCACTCCGACAGGCTCACTCATCAGGATCGGCTTGTCCTCAAGGGTGAACGCCTTGTCGCCCTTCTGATCTTCGCACTTTTCAATGACCATCTCGACCATTGCACCCAAGGAGGTGTTGGTCAGAAAGTCCTTGTACTTGCGCTGGACCTTTTCGATGTCCCGTGCGCTCACAGACGTGAAGAAGAGGCGAAGGGGAGTTTCCCCCTCGCCCCATTCTTCGACATCGACGAAGCCACGCTGCTGGTCAGCCCGTTTGGCTGCAATGCGCTTCGCCAAGCTCATTAGGAAGCCGTCGCTTGCGACAGAGCGCCAGTGCCTTGCACGCTGATCGACATCTCAACCAGACCGTCATACGACGCAGAGATGGAGCGACCCGTCACAATGGCGGTGCCAGTGTAATAGATGTCACCAGTGGTCGAACCCTCGGGATAGAGGTTCAGCGTGACGGAGGCACCGATGGTCAGAGCGCCTTGGCCCGTGGTGTCGGTCTCGTCCCACAGAACGTCAATCGTCCCGGTGTAGGTGGTAAGCGACGGCTTATAGGTCCGTGCGCTATCACCCATAGAGGTGTCTTCAAGGGTGTCAGCCGATTCTTCAATCGAATACGACCGAATTTCAGCGATTGCGTTGGCTCCGACTTTGACGGTGCCTTCGCTGCCAGCGTGCGTAGCCATAGCAGGAGCCTCCTTTATTTGGCTGTTTCGACATCAGTTAGACTAGTGACATACCTTACAGCAAAAGTCATCGTTGCGATGCCAACAGGCTGCTCAGTCTCACCAGAAAAGTCGATGCTCGTCGATGTTAGCACCGATTCCTTCGCAATGCCACCTAGCGTGAAGTCCGCTCCAATGGCTTCTTCAACCTGCACAGCGATGGCGTCAACCGCGCTATCAAGCGATGCAGTGGCATTCTCATAGATTGAAACCGTGATCTCCACCGTACGATCCAATGACTTGAC